CATCGACAGTGAGGCCATCATTCCAGCCCTTGAAAGCCCAGAGATGGCTGTGCTGATACTGCTTATCGTGCCTGACCACGCCGCTACCTTGCCGTAATACTTTTGCAGCGCCGCTTCCTGATCCCCGGCCTGTGCTTCACTCATTTGTTCTTTACCGCTCTGCGCTGCGGTGTGCGCCATCATCAGCAAGGGGGAGCCGGAAGCAATGTCTACCCCCGCCCTCGCGTAAGCCGTTGCCTGCTTTCCTATGAGGTTGGAATACTTCGCCTCAGAGGTCTGCATCTTGCCCTGCATTTGATCAAGCGTTACCTGTGAGTTATAGTCATAAGCGCCTTTTTGCTCTTGGCCTTGCTCGTACTGCCCGAACCCCGTCGCAAGGCTGCTAAAGGCACTCTCGCCGGCGAAGAGCATCATCAACGAACTGGGGTCCATCAGCCCTCCTTGGCCACGGAAAGCCGTGGGGTGACACTGCGCAGCGTGAACGGGAACGGGTCACTATGCACAATATGAATTGTACCTTCATCCGTCCATTCTGCATCCAAATCGTTGATTACGTTGCCGGTAAACAGAGTTGCCGGACTTCCGGGCGGGATTGGGTTCGGAGTGCCCTGCGTGTAGTCGATGTTGTAGAGATGCGTTGAGTCCGTGCCCACCATGCCGCCGACTGATTCAAACATCGAAAGGTTGACTCGCGTGAATTTCTGCCTCTTGCTCTTTGATGTCTGCTTCTGATCGCCAAGTACTGGATTCATGGGTTCAATCGTGGTTGTGTACGGAAGCCCGATGGTAATCTGGTTTGCGTAGGATCCGAAAACAACTGAGTCATCCGTCACAATTCCGGCGAAGATCACTTGCTCATCCCCCACCGCCGTGACGGTCTGGCCCATCAGATAGCTCATCCCGGTAACCTGGTTCGTCACCTGCTCAACCGTTCCCCCGCCAGTGTAGGCTCCCCATGCGGTTGAGTCGCTGCCTTGAAGCTGGAAGGTATTGCCACTCACGTTTGCCACGGTCCACGCCTGCAAGGGATTCGTGTTCGCCTGGGTCATTCCCTGAGCGTTTGCGATGGCTACCGTCTTCCCGTTAACGAGCGTGTGTCCCGGCGCGGTCACTACTGCCGGAATAGCCTGAGAGATATTCGTGATGGCGAATGGCCCTGCTCCCTTCCACTGGAGTCCGCAATGGACAAAAAAGGAGTTCGATAACTGGCCAAACAATTCCTGCGGCATGAAGTATTCCACGTACCGCTGCGTTAAGCCGTTGATCGTCCGGTTGACCACTACCACAATCTGATCTTCTTGACCCTGACCGGAGATAACGGCTACAGACTCAATCACCCCGGCTCCCATATTGACCCGGAACCATGCGTACACCTGATCCTGCGTGTTGAATACCAGTCCAATCAACTGACCATCGTTTCGCACACCCCAGTAAATCGGGTACGGCTCCATCTGAAACGCCGTCTGCGCGATTCCCGACATTGCCGCCGAGGTGCCGATGGTAATATTGCGGTTGAGCCGGGTAAGGTCGGTATTGTCCCATGCGTCTGTCACAAAATTGTAGGTCATAAAGGTCACAATTCTTGAGGAGCGAGAAACGAAGATGGCCGATCCGTTCACCACTTGCGGTTGCAAAGGACTTACTCCCTGAGAGCTTTGCAGGGAAGCGTTGACATTCGTTTGGCTCAGAGATGAACCATTAGAACCCGCTACGATCCAGATACCGCCAGATGTTCCGATAACCAAAGCGTTTGGCGTTCCAACCATATTTAGAAGTTCGTTTACTTGGTTGGACACAAGGGTGTACTGGACAGCGTAATCGTCCGCATTTGGATCGCAGATAAAATCGGGATAGTCGTCTTGAACAGAACCTTTCATTTGCGTGGGATTATTTATACTTCCCCCAACACAGAGACGTTCCTGGTACAAGGCTCCGCAAGCTGGGTAATCCCCAGTCGCGGCAAACATCGCAATGACCTGTGCGGCAAATCCACCGCCAGTATATTGCAGGAAACTGGAAGCGTCGATGCTTGCTCCGGTGTCCGGGTCTTGAGGGGTGAAGTACCAACCAGTCACGCTCGGATTTGTTACCGTTCCTGACGAATCGACTAGCCTTACGGTAACTGACCCATAAGCCATCCCAGAGACCAAGAATTCTCCTTCGTTTAGCTCGACCATCCCAGAGCATTCATTGATGTAGATCCTGCTTGCATCGGCGAATGGCTGAGTTGAACTACTGCTGGCTAGCACTACCACGCAAGGATTCGCCTGAGAAATCTGGCTGATGTTCTGTCCGAGCGCGGAATACCCAGTCTTCACTACATCCGATGTGCCGCGGTACGCAGGTTCCCCCGTCTGCTGGTCAGGGAGAGTGAGGCTGTACTGCCATGAATTCTCGCTCAACCGCTGAATCATTCCCGGCGGGTAGTTAGGGTGAAATATCCAAAGAACATCCGCGCTCTGCGTGCTGCAATCTAAAGCGAACAAGTCGGCTTCCAGATACGGCGTAACAACCTCAATCGGCGGTTGAGAAGGAGGAACGTATAAATTCCAGTACGGAGTGTTCCATGTTGGCGTAGGGAATGCTGGGATGCCGTGAACTAATGGGTAATTATCGTATTGATTCGCGGTAAGACAAATTCCCTCTACGCTGTTGTTACTGAAAAGAGAAATCAAATGATGGAACCCAACCGCGATAGTTACCCAAGGAGATGCGTAATAAGCCGAGTCTGGCGTCACTGTCCATGCGGCAAGACTGACATAATTGTTCGACGGGGAATTCAAAGATACAAGCGCCTGAATTGATGCTTGAATCATACTCGCGGCGTTCTTGGCGGGAGTCGTATTTGCCAACGCGATGTTAATTCCCTGATTCGGAGAAGCTCCAATCACGGTCACACTGAGCGCATCGGAAGTATTTACCGATAACGTGACAGATACGGTATTGATGTTAGATGCTCCATAGGGAGCGGCAATGCTAAGATTCCCTATTGCGAGTTGGAATTGATAGAAGAAGAAGGTAGGCCCGATCAGCACTATGTTTCCGTTCACATACGATGTCGCGGGGTTGTAGTTGAGCGTGGTAGATAATTGCTCCGCCAACCCCAACGACCAACTTCCCTGCGTTGCTCCTTCCCAGATGCGCACAAGTCCAGCAGACAATTCGAGAATCGCCCCTTGGTCGGTCGAGAACTGGAACGGCACAAGGCGGCTCTGACCGTTGCTGGCAGTCTGCATAATCTCAACTCCAACTGTCTGAGTTGGAGAGATTGTGTAATTTCCACTTCCGCCCGTGCCTGTGCCGAACGCGGTGATGGTTGTATTTGGTGCCACTCCCGGGCCTACAACAGTTTGCCCGACTTGAAGAACCCCGTAGTTGACATCACCGACACTCATATTGGTGCCAGCGATATTTGCGTTGAACATTGCTCCGCCGTTGGCTGTGGCTCCAGCGAAGTACGTCCCCGGCATCTTCTTTGCGCCGCCCTCGACAAGGGGTATCGCGTTCTCTAATGTGCGACACGCGGACGCGAACTTAGCCAAATCTGATCTTGATTCGCAGAGACCGCTTATCTCTCCCGTGTTGAAAGAATTTATGAGGACGTTCGGCATCAGTAACGCCCTCCGAAATAGCGCCCCGCATGAATCCAGTTGTAATTCCCGCTCTCGTCCTGAAGCCAGTCGCATTCTTGCTGAGCCGCTGCGGAATTGAGCGTGGTGAAGTACATCTGCATCATGCTCTGAGCCTTCTTCGCGTCCTCTGTGACGGGAACAGCCAATGCAGCAGCCATGCGGTACGTCGCAACGTCAGCAAGTCCCGGAGTTATCTGCGTAAAGTCTGTGATGAGCCGGATGTAGTTGATGATGATGGGACGAGCGGTTGCGTAGTTATCGCAGTGCGGATAGTTGCTCAGAAGATTGTTGGTGTACGAAACCCCGTCTGCGCTCAGAACTGCCTCTATGATGTACGGAGCAGCCTCATGTGGGTGTACTGGAATGTCACGCTGACGGAACCATCCATATCCTTCACCGCCCCATCCCCACACGGCTCCATCGGCAATGCGGCGCTCTTCCGGTATCTCGCGTGGCTTGACGAGCCTCAGATAATCTGCCGGGAGCACGTAGGCAAACTTGTATCCGCCCGCTGGCGATTGCGCGTTCTGTTGCAACGCGACGCGAGTCTTGGCGCACTTCCATTCGCGCTCGGATAGAACGCTGGGCCAGATCATATTCCATGCCACATTCGCTTTTATGGCATTGGGAGTTTGCTCAGTCAGAGAACCGATAGTCCCACGCGCCCCTAACAACTGCAAGCTCATATTGGCTATGGAGACGGGCGAATAGTTCAAGACTCCCCCTTAAAAAAAGGGGGGTCGAGGCTTGTAGGCCACGCCTCCCCGGTGAATGGTGAACAGTTCTAGGCAGCCGCCAATTCCAGCCTGGCCTTCTTCGCGGCGCGTCCCTTTGCGAGTGCTGCCGCGAGTTGAGCCTTGCGCGCGGCTGTCATCGGCACCTTGCGCTTGTCAGTCTTGACCGCCTTAGCCTCGACAACTTCCTTGATGGTTGCCGTTGCCACAGCCTCGACGGGCTTGTCTCCCGGCTTGGGAGCGCGTCCCTCATGACCGGGATACTGGAAAAGCCAGTCGCCTCTAAGTTTCGTCAAGGTAGCCAGTTGGCTTTCCGTGTCGATCTCATAGAGGCCGTCAGGCAACGGACCCGCATCAGGACTGTACGCTTTGCTGGCTTGACTATCCCAAGCAAACGCAAGGCACTTCGCTACAACTTTCATCTACTGCTCCCCTCCTGCTTTCGGTCCCCACCATGAATAGATGGAGCCGACATAGCCGTTGTTGGCTGGCGTGTTGACCGCGTTCCAGCGAAGGAACTCAAGAA